GTCGACCCGACGACTCGCCACGGAAATCAATCATGTCTTGGCGCTGAGCGCCCCCGGTGTCGATGGCCCAAATCTGTCGGCGCGTTTCATCCCAGATACGTGCGGGTTCGAGTACCCGCATCACATCATCACGCACAAAGAACTCTGGTTGATGAATACGGAAGTCCATCACTGTATCTGAAGCGTTCTTCCAAGGTCGGTCGAGACTGACGTAATACTGATTTTCTACTCTTACCTCAGACCACCAGTTGCGGCTCTGCCGTCGATGCCAAGTCCCATCTGGGTCTTTAATCTCCAAATGCATGATGCCATCCCACGTCCCATCGATGGTAGGTGTCCAGAGAGGGCCAGAAGCGAAGTCATTTCCTGCACTATCAGTAAACTGAAGTACCCACGCATCCGACGAGACCACTTTCAACCGCGCTGTCAATGTGGCCGTCACATCCGTACTTCCGCCCTTGACATCGGTATAGACAACAACATGCTCTTCATCAGGGATGAGAGCTTCGGGGACATCCCCTGCAAGTCGCTCCAAGGCTACGTTTACAGCCTCACGTACTCGCTTGTTGAATGTAGTGCCGGTGCTGTCCCACGCACGAAAGTTAAGCAGTCGTTCACGCAAAGCACCCAGAGACACGTCCATTTTCCCTCCAAAGGAAAGGGCCGGAGCTTCTCAGCCCCGACCCCAATGTATCATGCTACGACCGCTTAGCGGAAGTCAACGTATGCGTCACTCACACCGGTAGCAGTAGCAGTGATTGCTCGACCGAAGACTGCAAACGAGTCAGTAGCACCGCCTGTGGCGGGGATAGCCGTACCAGCAGTAGCGCCACTGGAGGTCAGGTTGTTACCCGCTGAAACACCAGCAGTCTTAACAACACACTCCCCCTTAACGATGACCCAACTATACTGGTCAGCCGCGATTGCATGTTGAGCCACCCCAAGAAGGTTAATCAACTCCCTATCCGCTGACGCGGTGGAAGTTGTCGCCAAGTAAGAGGAAGAGGTTGCGCCTCGTTGAAGCAAGTCGTTGGCAGCAACGCCCGTGCCGTCTGCTTGCACAAACATCCAAACACGGTCGCCCGTCAACGAAGCGTCCCCAGCAGTAACCTCGGCCGCAGGCTCCACACGAGTGGAGCCCAGTGGATAAGTCTCCCCAGAGTAGGTATCGCTAAAAGAATCAGTTTTAACTTGTCCCATGATGGTCTCCTAAGCAGCACCACCAGACACGACGCCTTGGGCGGTTGTCTTGGTGCAAATAAGGTTTGATTGCATAGAGAAGATCGCAGTCACCACGTCCTGATCACCAACACGTTCCTTGAACTCAGAAACGGACGGTGCTTCGTGCATCGGCATTTCCATGAAGTCAGTGTTGAGGTAGTAAGCCACACCACCGTCACCGGGGGAGCTGAACAGGCTTGTGTCGAGGTCGAGAGAAGCGTAAGCCTTACCTACACCAATATCGAGAGACAAGGTGTTGGTTTTTTCGGTCTTATCTTCAACGACAGAAACACGAACGTTGGATTGTTTCGAATCTTCGAAGTTGGCGTAAGTATCATCATCCATGATGATAAGGTCAGGACCCTTTCCACCACCACCCGCAAAGTGAGCGCACTGGCGATACACTTGGCGTAGAACCTTCATACCATCTGTAGAGAAGGTACCAATGGTGCCATACTGGTTGTAATGGAAAGTGCTTGAACTCTTGGTCACGTTCTGCACGGTCTCTGCGTCTGAGTTTTGCTGCGTCACCGTCCGTAGGTCCAACAGTCCGTTGGCCACACCAGTTCCGATACCGGTTGTATGTTGACCGTTAAGGGACAACAGACCAAGAAGCTCTGAAGTTTGGAAAGTGATTCCCCGACTCGTTCCCGTAAGAAGGAACTTGTTGAGGTCAGACTTCACACCTTCAATGACAGTCTTTGGATATTCCTCGATGAGACGAATGACAGCCAGCTTTCCGCTGTTGTAGTTCAGCTCTTTCTTTGGAATGTTGATAGCGACAACCAAACGATGGGGTTCAACTTTGAACCGGTTGGTTTGTTGACGCCTGGTCATGTTCAGAAGCTCGTCACCGACGTAGACGCCGACACCGCGAGCAGGGGCACCACCAGCGAAAGAGCGTTCGATCAACGAACCGCCTTCCATCGGCATCCGCGCTTTCTTATCAAGCGCATCCCAAAGCTCATTGCTCTGAATAAAAGAATTGACCAGGGGTCCACGTAAATCGCTGAATGTAGTATTCAGAACCTCGGTTGAGATCGACATGGGATTACCTCGGGGGCGTAGGACGTAGGCGTAGCTGCTGGGTCTCTGCCCCAGTTGTTGTTTTTGTACTGGTTACTACGCCTGCCCGCCGAGGGATTGCCGGACTCAATGAGCTACCCGGTCACCTATAGTGGGTGCATATTTAGATTTACACCATCTCCATTGACGGTGCAAGGATAAATTTAACGTGGTGTCTCAGAGTCTCGTTGATTATTTCTTCATGCTCTTAAGGGTACGCGCCAGATTGACCTGCTTAAGTAGCTTACGCTGCGAACCTGTGAGCTTCTTGGGACCTTCAGCCGCTTTGCTCAGATTCTTATGCGTATCCGCCAACTTCTTTGCGGGAATCGTCTCGCCCGTCTGGACACCCAGCTTCTCTCGCAGTGCGCCGGGATGTTTAATTGCAGCTTGAATCCAGTTACCCATTTTGGGCTTCCTCCCACCGGGCTGCTATCAGCGCACCCTTAAATGCCATGCCGTCCCAGATGGGTCGCACAAGAGGTTTTGCCCATGAGTGATGCTTCAACCACTGTGCCCATTGAGCACCGTGCTTCTTATACTTTCGTAGGAACCATGTGTCGTTGGTCTGTGCATACAGTCGCGCCAAGTGGGTTCTCTTTGCTTGGGGTCCATACAGTTCATCGGCCACCCAACATGCCAACAGTAGAGGGGCTGCGGCTGCCAACCCTCCTGCAGCACCGGCTGCGCCTGCAGCGCCCGCTGCTCCTGCTGCACCCGCACCTTCGACCCCGGTCAAGGCGGCCAAGGGTCCTGCGCCCGCCGCAGCGCCACCGGCACTTCCAGTACCACCTGCCATCTGCGCTAACTGGGGGAGGGACGAGCTTACTTGACTGAGTACGGCACTCATCTCTTCTTTTTCTTTCTTCAACTTCCGGCGATTCATCAAACCTGCAGCGCCCAGTGCGGCTCCACCTAAACCCAAAAGACCAAGCGGCATCTCAACCTCCTACATATGATTCACGTCCATGTTACCATCAAGTCATGAAAGCGGAAAGTCAACAACCGACTGAATCTGTCGGTGGCGCCAACATAGCCCACGCTCCTGGGCTTAACATGGTCAAGGTACAAGCGATGTTGGCTGTGCCTCATGCCTTTCCCTCAATGTGCCGTATTGTGAAAGAAGATGAGTCCACAGACTATATGGACCCCACACCGACGCAGATGAAAATCTGTAAAGCCTACGACGAGCACAACTGGATTCTGATCAACAAGTTTCGGCAAGCCAAGGTTACTACCATTGCCGTGATGCTTCTACTCCGAGACTGCATGTATCTCAGCGGCGTCAAGGGTGTACTTATAGCAGAGCGTCAAGGAACCGCAGAAGACGTATTCGAACGCATTCTATTTGCGTACCACGGTCTCCCCGACGACGTGAAGATGCCATTGGCAGATGGGCGTAAAGCCGGGGCGACCCAAATCCATTTCAGCCATGGCGGCAGCATCAAGATTCTCACCACAGGTGGGCGGTCACCCGCTATCGGCCGCTCCATCGACCGCTTGGTCATCACAGAGTTTGGTGAGTCCAAGTGGCAGCGCAAAGCCGCCATCAATATCTTCCCCACCCTGAACAAACGCCCCAACGCCAAGGTCATTCTCGAGTCGACCCCTGGTCGTGCCGGCAGTCATCACGAACAGATGTGGCACTCCGCACTGGAACATAGAGGACGGTTCCGACCGCTCTTCTTCAACTGGTGGGAAGACAGTAGTTGCTGCATCAACGACAAAGGATTCAAACCGAAAGCATCAGAACTCGAATATCTTCGCCACCACGAGAGTATGACAATCGCTCATTTGGCTTTCCGCCGCGCCGCTCTCGAAACAGAGTTTGGCGGCGATGCGCGACTGTTCACGAGCAAATACCCATCGGGTCCCTACGATGGATGGCTGGGCGCAGAAGCTCCCATCATGCCCACTGAGGTTCTGAAGCCGTGGCTTGATCGTGCCATTGCCGACCCACCTCTCGGGATGGCTGGGTGCCACGAACTCGAACCGCCCGAAGAAGGTTCTGCTTACCTTATTACCGCTGACCCCGCAGGCTTCGGCGCTACGGGTGACAAAAGCGCACTCACCGTATGGGACGCAGTTGAGCGCAGAGAGGTCGCATTCTGGGAAGACCGAGAGAGTCCAGACCGTTTCGCTCGACGATTGATTCAAGTCCAAGCTCGTTACAACCAGGCTCTCGTAGCCGTCGAGTCCAATGCTGCAGCCTGTATCGCTGTGCTCAATGACATAGGATGTCGCAATCTCTTATGGACTGACCGGAGGCATCCCGGTTGGTACGCCACCAACAAACGAGTCCAAGAAGCAGAAGCCCGACTCGTCAAGATGCTCTATGATAATGAACTTGCGATTGTTTCCAGAGGTATGCTGCATCAACTCGTCAACTATGACGGTAGCCGAAAGAAAAGAATCAAAGGTCTCGATGGCGTTACACATCACTTCGACCGTGCAAGAACAGCCGTAATGGCAGCAGATATATTGTCGAGGCGTCACTTCAATCGAGTTAAGATGGAAGAAGGCGCGTATACTCGAATAGCGGGTCAGGTTACAATCTCAGACCTGGACCGTTTACAGCGGGTCGACAAGGACGCTGCAAAGACTCCATTCAAACCACCACCCCGAAACTGGATGTAATCATGGCGACAACCGCAGCCACCACAACCGCACCTGACGTTGCAGCGACGGACCAGTTCACTGAGTTCCAAGACACTGCCCCCGAAGACATCAAAGTCGAGAATCAGAGTTGGTTGGATAAGCGGCAGATTGAGAACGAGAAACGCTCAGACATGCAGAAGGCTGCCGCAGAGTCGTTGGAGAGGCACCAAGCTGGTGATGTAGATCTAAGCACCCAAGAGTTTCTCCACGCACAAGCCGCCAAAGGTGGACTCGGAAGTATCGGTGCCATTGGTGCGATGGCTGCTCAAGGTGCCGACAAAGCCCAAGCCGACAGAGCCAAGCCAGATATGACGGGTGGGGGCGCAGCCCGTTCCGTTCTCAGCCCTGCCGCTGCCGAGGCCCACGCAGGTTTGATGAATCTTCTCGCGGCTCGTGCCAGCGGAAGGTAGAACTACAGATTCTCATTCATATCGGATTACTTCATGGCCAAGCTCAGTAGCCTCATCGACAAACACCGTAAGTTCTATGACAAGAACGAAAAGCCCGCCTTTGATAAGGCACGTCGCTACTACCGTGGTGACTTCTGGACTGTCGGTCCCGCGCAGGGGCAGTTCGACAGCACCGTCGCAAACAGCCTGTTGTGCAGCAAGAATCTTATCTATGCCATTGCAGACACCGCACTCAGTGCATTGCTTGGTCCCAATCCCCAAGTCGCTGCCAATCCGCGCAACCGGCTGAGCCAAGAGTTCGCCCCCGCCGCAACCGGCTTGTTGGAGTACGTGTTCAAGCACAACAACATGAGGCGACGGGCTGCCACGACACTTATCGATGCAGTGCTTTGTAAGAGAGGTATCTTCAAAACGGGCTGGAACAAGACCGAAGACAGTCCAATCATTCGAGCTGTTGACCCGTCCAGCCTGTTCTTCGACTTGGCTGTAAGGGACGTGGATGACATCCGCTATTGGCTTGAGGCAACCGTTGTGCCGTGGTCGGAGTTCAAAGCTCGAGTCGACAGTGGTAGGTACGCAGGTACAAAGATTTCCGATGTGAATCCTGACCGTTATCCCCGATGGTTACTGGACCAAAACCAGCGAGGTGATACCAAATCCGTCCGAGACTCGACCCGTTGGGTCACTGTGTGGGAATACTACAACAGAGAAACCAATAAGGTTCAGCACTACGTTCAGCAGGCAGACACCGTCGTGTTCGAGGATGAGATTGATTACATCCCCTACAGCATGTACAACCTGAATCAATCGGGTGTCGATTGTCTGGGACTCTCCGAGGTACAACTTGTTCTCAACCAGCAAGAGACCGTCAACGACCTGTTGACCCACTGGAAGAAAATCGTCTATCTGATGGTACCTCGCATCCTTTACGATGCCGGTCGCATCACTGAGGAAGACCTCAACAAAGCCGTTGAGTCATCTGTTGGTAGCTTCGTGGGTATCACCCCGCAGAACTCCGAAGCCCTCAGAACACTCGCAACCCTGTTCTACGAGATGCCTCTGCCCGACACCCCTATCGGTGTCAAAGAGTTTGTCGCACGGCAAGAAGATGATGCTGCGTTCATCAGCGCACTCGCTGAAGCCGCTCGAGGCCAAGTCACAGGAGCCAGAACCGCAACGGAGATGGCAATCATCGATGCTCAAATGCAAACCCGACTCGCCACTCGAGAGGGTCATGTCAACGCAGCCGTCGAAGATGTTGCCAGCAAAGCCTTCTATCTCTGCAAGAAGTATATGCGCGAAGAGAAGATGGTACGGGTCGCAGGCAACCGGAAGTGGCTCAGTGTTGACCTTGACTCCATTCGAGACGTAGATGTTGGTTTCGAGATGGTCAGCTACAATCCCATCAAGCAGAACCCCAGTGTCATGTCCGAGACGCTGCTGCAACTCATCCCATTCCTTGCACAGAACCAAGACGTCGACAGTCGACGACTCTCAGAAGAAATCATCACCAGCCTCGGATTGCCACAGCGCATTTTGATGCCGGAAGAAGAGGTCGCCCAAACCATCGCAGCCCAAACCCAGATGCAAATGCAGATGGCTCAGGGTGGCGCTGCTGCCGGTGGAGGAGGGGGCGGCCCTCCAATGGGAGCAGAGGGAGGCCAACCGCCAAGTCCAGAAGATGCCTTTGCTGCTGGGGGTGGGGCACCAGTACGCGAAGCCGAAGCGTGATACAACTTTACTCAGGAGGAAGCAATGGCTACCAAATCAACCAAGAAGAAAGCACCCGCTAAGAAGTCTACGGCCAAAAAGGCACCTGTCGAGAAGCCCAAGGCTGAAGCACCGGCACCTGAGCCGAAACCCGAAGCTGATCGGGGTCCTCGTTGGACACCCGGTCGTCGGCACCCCAACTGGTAGGAGACCACCATGGCAGACGAAAAACCACCTGTAGCCCCGAAAACGGTGAGCATTGAAAACGCAGACGCAGCAGCACAACAGGATCTGGGTCCGGCTGCAGAAAAACATCTTTCCACACTCCCGGCGGATCAACAGGCCAACATGCGCAATGTTCTGAATTACATTGCCTTGATGGGGACCCCCGAATACCAGGAGACGGAACGAAAAGCGAGGGAACAAGCGACACCGTACTCAGATCCTGCACAGCGGGCACGAGCCAATGAATACATCAACGAGATGCTCTCATATGTAGAGTCGCACCCTGCGTTTCCTGCCGTGACCGAAGATTACGTCCCGGCAGCAGACAGCACTCCTGATGAAATCATCAAGGGTATGAAGGATAAAGCCCGCGAAGAAGAAGCCCCGAAGAAATAGATGGCTATCTACGAATTCAAATGTCCGAAGTGCAGCAAGGTCGTTGAGAAGATGCAACGCTACGGCGACTCTGCCCCTGTCTGCACAATCTGCGTTAGCAAGATGATTCGACAGGTCAGTCGGACCAGCTTCACTCTCAAGGGCGGAGGGTGGTTCAAAGATAGTTACTCAAAAGCCCCACCACCGACTGAAGGATAAACAATGGCTGACGACTTTGATCTCGAAGCCTATGTCGACCAATACCTTCGCGAGACTGGTGGTCGCCGTTCCGTAACCAATCCCGTTACAGTGCCCTCGCCTTCATCACTGAAATTCGCGTTTGACATAGTCAAGCAGAAACAGACGCCCCCCCTCGGTGATCCTGAAGACGGTGACACGGGGGGTGAAGCAGACAGGGATGTACTCGAAGACCTCATAGCGGATGAATACGGGCTTCCGCCCGTCGAAATTCCCCAATCCCAAGCAGACGCAATACGGGGGTACTTCGAGGCTGTCGAACCTCTGATCACTGCTGAAGGTGGTAGGGGTCAGGCAACCGCAAAGCCTAAACCCAAACCGCCCACCAAGTCAGGATACGCAAGGGTCACCGCATCGGAGAGAGAAGGTCCTATATTTATGCCATGGGAAATAGAGGGCATGACGGATGAAGAGTTAATGCGAATCGGTCCTCATCCATCACAGCAGAGAACCCTACCCCCGATGGATACCACCAGGGAACACACGGTTGCAGACAAAGAGCGTCGTGCGCAGCAAGTCGCAGAGAGACAAGCCACCGAAGAAGATGCCGACGCACTGAGAAAGCAGAATCTTCGCAATATGCGTCAGGCAACCGGTGTATCAACAGCAGTAGTAACGCGGGAAGGCGGCACAGGTGGTGGAGGTGGTACAGATGGTGGGGGTCCAGAGGGTCTTGGCTACGATAGTCCTACCGTTCAGACCAACACAGACATCTATAAGAAACACCTCCCCAAAGAATTACACAACGACCCGATGGCGTTAGCAGAAGCCGCCAAAGACGCAGCCGCCAAAAACTACTTCAACCTGATGGAGGAGAATAATAACGAGCCAAAAGAGGATTGGGGCGTTGAGATAGACGGTGAGCCTTGGACGGAAATGATCTTTGCAAACGGCGAAACATTCTTTGTGTCAGAAGACGAATCACAAATCCTACGCGGTAAAGACCAGGAGAGTTAACAATGGCTGACGTACTTAATGCAAAAATGGAAGAGTTGATACAAGAGAACGGCGGTCGTGGTAGTGCGAAGTCACTGCCCGAAGCTCGAGTCTACTCACCTGGAGCCATTATCGAAGAAGCCGCTCCTCAAGAGAAACCAGAGCCGATTCGACCGTGGACAGCTACGGAAATTGAGACACTCAAAGCTATCGAGGAGATAGACCCAAGAGAGTCCCAGCGTCTTCGAGGACCGCATAGGGAGGGGGCACCGAAATGGGCACTCGCAGATTATGCCGCGCTTAAGGCTTATGACGACCGATTCGGCACAGACTATCTTCGACAACACATTACAGGCGAAGCCTATGGCCTTCCCCCGGAGTAGCCAATGAGTTTTATCGCCCATGGTCTACAATGCACCAACGATGAGTGCGCCCTCGTTGACAACCATGTCTTCTACCGGAAGAGCGCGGGTCCCCCTGCGTGTCCCGATTGTGATTCCCCACGCAAAATCTACTGGGGCCATGGTCGATTCCCCGGAGTCTCGGGAGATGGCCTCGGTACATTCGTCCCCGTCGACATGGGTGTGTTGGGCAAATGCGAGACCCGTGAAGAGTACAACCGGGCTGTGGGTGTCATCAAGAAGAGGTTCCCCGGTCATAGCGTCGTTGTCGAAGGCGACAACGCTACCAAGCGTGAAGCTCTCGCAGATGAACACCGTCAACGCTCCCACGACCGTCTGCGCGGGCACGGACTCACCAAAAAGATGCATACCGAAATCAAAGAAATGCGCAA